ACCGTTTTCACCGGACCCGTTACCGGCGTCTCCGCGACTGGTACTGGTGGCACTGTGACCGTCGCGTGACCGCGAACGTCTCCCGACTTCCCGACCCTGAACCGCAGGACCGCAAGCCGAAGAAGAAGGCCTCGGTCGGGGCGAGGGAAGCAGAGGCCGACGACGGGTATGTCACCGTCGAGCAGTGCGGCATCAGGCTCAGGATTCCACTGGCGGGGAAGACGCCGATCGCGGCGTACATCGCTTTCAAGAACGGCGACGAACTTGGCGGCACCGAACTGTTGCTCGGCGCTGACCAGTGGGCGGCGTTCATGGCGAAAAATCCGACGATGGATGATTTCGCCGAGGTTGGTAAGAAGCTCGCAGAGGCCGCGGGAAACTAGGAAGCCTCTTTCGCCTGCTCGATGAGCACGGCGACGCGATAGAGGCCGACCTCCTGCGTTTCTACCGAGTGGACCTGCTCGACTTCTACCGCGGCACCCTTTCGGCCCGCCGACTAGGAGTGCTCGTTCGGCAACTGCCAGTGGAGTCGGCGTTGGTGCGCGCGCTCAACGATGGGCGCGCGCAGTGGACGACCGCCGACCACCTGACCGCGGACCTGTGGGCGCTGTGGTCCAAGCAACTTCTGGGCGTCGCGAAGGATCACCCGGTGCGCGCCGAGATGGAAGCAAAGGCACGCGCCGAAGCGAAGCAAGCCAAGGTCGCCAAAATGATGGACAGGTTCGAAAACCGCAAGCGCGCATACGGATTGGGGTGACATGACGACAATCGGCACCGCCGTTCTGCAGATCATTCCGTCGCTCAAGGGCGTCAGTGATGCAATCGAGAAGCAGATCGACGGCAAGGTCGTCGAGGTTAAGGTTGCGCCGAAGGTCGACAAGGCCGCGGCGACGAAGGCCGGTAAAGAGGCCGGCGAGACGATCGCCAAGGAGACAAAGGCGGCCGTCAGCAAGGGGGAAATCGGCAAGGCCGTCACCGACGACATCAAGACATCGGTGAAGAAGGCCAGTGTCGGCAAAGAGGTCTCGAAGGCCCTCACTGATGATGTCAAGAAGTCGAGTCCTGGTAAGGAAATCGGAAAGGTCATTGTCGAGGGCCTTGCTGACGGCGTAAAGCAGGGATTGCCTAGCGGCAGTGGCGGGCTCGGCGACCGACTGATCAAGAGCGTCGCCGACGATGCCAAGGCTGCGGCCAAGAACAGCAAGATCGGGTCGAGTCTCGGAACGGTACTCACCGAAGGGTTGATCGACGGTATCAAGGATGCCTTCTCGGATTCCGGTCCGGGTAAGGCGATCACCGCCGGCCTCAACGACCTGTCGGGCAACGTCAAAACCGCACTGAAACCGATTATTGATGTGGCGTCCAGCGCCACCCTCGGCATCCAGGGATTGCAGACGGCCATTGATGCGGCCAAGAATCACGACCTGCAGGGCACTGTCAGCGCCATCGTTACCCCGCTCAAGGAGCTCGAAAAGATCGGCCTGCCAGAAGGTTTCACAAAGACTTTGCAGGATGCCGCCGCCAACTCGAAGACTGTTGGCGACAACGTGCGTGGTGTCACCGACCCGATAAGGGAAGCCGGGAAGGGCACCAAGGTCGAGAAGTGGACGGACCGCGCCGGGGTGATAGGCGACCTCGTCCAGAGTCTGGTCTTCCTCAAAGACGCCTTCGGTAGTTTCGGGACTTGGTTGAACTCTCAGAACTGGTCACGGTACATCGACCCCGGGGTTTGGGGGGATAACGCGAGAGAGGCGATTGCCCGGAACAACGCCAACGCCCCCCGCGGTCGGATCGTCGACCCGGCATCTGGGCTGCCCGCCGTGCAGGCGAATGAACCTGCCAATTCTAGGGATTCAGGTGGTGTGCCTGCCCCGAGGAATTCAACCGGACTGCCGGCCGCGCAGGCCAATGCTCCGGCGAGCACCCGCGACTCTGGCGGGGTGCCGGTGTTCATCGACCCCAAGCTGTTGCAGCACCGCGCCGTCGGCGGCCAGATTTCTGGGCCTGGCACTGGGATCAGCGACTCGATCCTGCTCCGCGCGTCGGACGGCGAGTTCATCGTCAACGCTGATGCAACGCGAAAGAACCTGCCGCTGCTGGAGATCATCAACTCCGGCAAGCTGCCCGGTTTCGCTGGCGGCGGCCTGGTCGCGGGCGATCAGCAGTTGCGTCAGATCATCATGGATCGGTTCGGGATCTCCGACATCGGTGGCTACCGCCCTGCGGACAAGTACGGCGAGCATTCCACCGGCCGCGCCTTGGATGTGATGGTCGGCAACAACAAGTCCAAGGGTGACGCGGTCAAGGATTTCGCGCTGCAGAACGCATCAGCGATCGACCTCAAATGGGCGATCTGGCGCCAACACCTCTACTACCCGGGTGGCGGCGGCTACGACATGCCGGACCGCGGCTCCCCGACGCAGAACCATATGGACCACGTTCACATCTTCTCGGGGACGGGCATCACAAACGGTCTGCGCGGGGCGTTGGCCGGCGGGCCTGGAGTGGGGATTGCAGCCGGGGTAGGCGTGCATGGCGCGAGTGGCCCTGGCGCCGAGGACACCTCGAGTAGCGATCAGGCGGCCGCGGGTTCATCGGCAGGCGGCGGCGGGTTCGGGAGCCTGCCGGGGTCACTCTCCGGGCTCTCGTCGTTTGGCCTCAATGGTCTTGGTAGCGGAGTCGGAACGACGGGCAGCGGTAGCGATCTGAGCCTGTTCGGAAACGCAGCTGGGTCTGCTGTCAGCGGCCAGGTGTCCTCCGCCCTGGGCGTGCTCGGTGTCGGCGACTCCCCGGGCTGGCTGAAAGCAGCGTCGCAACTCGTCGGCGGAATCAAGGTGTCCGACAAGAGCACCGGAAAGTCGCTGTTCGATGGCGCGAACCCTCTTGGCTCACTGTTTGGGCAGGGGTCCGGTTCGTCGGCCGCGCCGATCAGCGCGTCGTCTACCGGGATGGGGACGCCGCCACCGGACACCGCGCATGGCGGCCGCGCGGGCCAGGCACCCGGCCCGCAGACGGTGGTCAACTACAGCATCCGCACGGCGACCGTTGAGGACGCATTCCTAGCAGCGCAGCGCAAGCAAAACGAGCGCAACGCAGCGAAAATATCGGTGTTCTAGATGGCCGTTGCAACGATCACGCTGGAATCAGACAACGGCGATTCGGTTGTGGTGTCCGCACCCAACGACGCCTATCTGGCCGATGAGATCATCCTCGACACCGATCCACAAGGGATGTACGACACCGGCTTCACGATGCGCACCCAGTCCGGAGCTTTCGAGACCGGCGGCCGGATCGTCGGCGTCGATGTTCCTATCCGCGAGCCGGTGTTGCCGTTCCATTTGACCAAGGCGAGTCGTCCACGGTTCCAACGGTTGTGGGGCACGCCGTACAACATCCGCAAGGTGAAGGCCACGTGGGACGGGCCGTCGGGTCCGCGGTCGCTGATGCTGAAGCTGGCCAAGGAGATCACGTACACCACCGAGGACGGTTTCGACACCAAGGATGACGACGACGAGTACCACGCGGTCGTGTCGGCGTTGGCGGTCAACCCGATGTACGAAGGCCCCGAAGATGTTGCGGAGTGGGTGAACCCGGATGACCGGTTCACCGTCGCGATCGTGGGCGATGGTGGCACGTTCCCGTTGACGTTCGGCGGGCAGACGGCTTCGGGCATCGCGTGGAACGCAGCACCCTCGGCAGTCCAGACCGCTTTGGAGGCTTTGTCGTCAGTGGGCACCGGCAAGGTCACGGTGACCGGCACGCCTGCCACCTCGAGCACGACCGGCAACTACCTCGTCGTGTTCACAGTGGGAACCAACGGCGTTCTCACTGGGTCGGCGTCCAATCTGTCGGGCACCGGACTGCTGGGGCTGGATAAGAGCGTCAAGATCGACTACGCGCCGAACACTGGATGGTTCGACGTATGGAACCCCACGGACCAGCCGCTGTGGCTGGAGTGGACGTTCGACCCGGCCGAGCAGTGGAAGTTCCCCGACTTCGCTTTCGGGCAGGAACGCAAGTGGGGCCGCGCGGTCGGTGTGGACGCTGCGCGGTTGATCGTCACACCGCAACTAACCCAACTGTTGTCGGTGATGTCCGATCCCTTTATGGACACCTACGTCAACGCGGACCTGTCCAACGCTGCCGGTCTGTTCAACGGTGTCGAGCCGGTGTACATGGTGCCCCCGTACACCGCCACCGAGGATGACCCGGTGTTGGAGCCGGTCATTTGCTTCGGGCCTGCGGGCGCGAAGGCCACTCTGCGTCAACGCCGATTCTGGTCAGCCGAGAGTGGCCTCGAAGCGTGACCGTGTACGCGTTCGCCGAACCATTCGTCGGCACCGACCACGACGACTTCACCGCATGGGCGCGGGAGCTCCGCGAGTACCGCGTCGAACGCGCCTACGACCGACCCAGCATCAAGCTGTACGACGGCGACTGGGTGTACCGCGGCACCGTGTACGGGGAGCTCGCCGGGAGCTTGACGCAAGAG